AAGCCTTCATTGCAAGGAGGCGGGAATCAATGTCAAGAATTATCGCGGGTAATGAACAGGGCGCTCATATAAGCCACTGTCTGAGCGATACAAGCAAACCTGTCGACCATTGCGAGAGCCATCTTCAAACGTGTAACGCAGCGCTTCTCCGTAGCTCATAGAGCCTGTTGAAGTCCAGCTTGATATAAGACCTTCCGACTCTAGTGCTGCGTTTAATGTTTCAAACCAGTTTTGCTTATTCATGATGCTTTCCTCTTGCTTTGTTGAAGTTGACCCATATTAAGCCCAGCAAAGCACCATGTCAACACTTATTTAAAAACCCTACAGGTTTTATTCCATTACTGAACTGTAATCCATATCAGAGAAAACCTTTGGCAAGTTATACCATTCGTGCCACATTTCTTGTGAGAAGTTTAGACTGTCGCCATCTTCATCAACCAACTCAGCACCTTCGATCTGCAATGCATCACTGTCCAGCATCTCCATATAGAAAGAGTCTTTGTCATCCTGATCATAAGACCATGACTCTGTGTATCGGATCTTAATATCACCATTGACCGCTAACACTTCACCTTCACCAAATACTTGCATGATCTCTTCATGGGTGGAGTAATCATCACAGAATATCTCTTGCATTCTGGGTGCTACGTCAAACACCTGAACTGTTTTAGTTACAGTCCAAAGCTCTGTGTTTTGCAGCATTTCAAGAGCTTCGGTTAATGTCAGCTTAATCATATTAAGACTCCAGTATTGATTTGGTTTTGATGGATATGGCATGCCATTTGAGCTTGGCGAGCTTAACGCTTAGTAGCACTGCTGACTTGCTTGGCTTGATGCCAAACTCGTCAAGCGAGTGCTCAAGAGCTGCTTGAGTAGCAGGGCCCCAAGAGCATGCCATTTCATAAGAGCTTAGGGCCGTCTCGGCCATCTCTTCGATCTGTGCATCTGTTAAGTAAGTCATTGTATTTCTCCGCTGTTTCGTTTCAATACAGTGATAGTACGGGCACCCAGTTACGAGTGCAAGCATTATTTTACTTTTATTAATCCAATCTGCTTCCTGCATCCGCTTCAAACCCGTGACGCTTCAGCACTTTTGAATAAGCCAATGCACCTTCATATAAGATGTCAATGCTTTGAACTGGGAAATTACTAGGATTCCACACTTCAAATGATCTACGATAGTTTTGCTTGACACCAGCCATCTTCATGGTGCGACCCATCTTTGTATTACCCTTGATTTTATAACCATCAAACCCAGTTATAGTCACCCAAGCAAATCCGCACATGCCACCGTCTTTACTGTTAAAATTATTTCGGTACATATTGCCAGCAGCTTCATAAGCTGCGTGCTCTGCTTCGTCTAATATAATTTCAACCTGTTCTTTAGTTAAGCTTGTCATGTCTCATTCCTCTTGTCTTTTTGAAAGTAAGTAAATCATACTTCTGCCATAAAAAGAACGCAAGCATTATTTTCTTATTTCTCCAGCTCTTTATCATATTCAGACTGCAATTCGCTGCACAGGTCGTAAGAGTCATCCCACTTAGCTTTAGCCTCACACCAATCATTGTAAGCATCACCCCGCGTATCGTCAGGGCGCATAACACCCCAAGCTAAATCCATCTCATCGTATGCTTCATTTGACGCAGCGTAAGCATTGTTTAGCTTAATCTTTAAGTCTTTAAGCTTAGTCATCATTCAATCCTCTTTGTTTAGTCTGAAATACTCGCCCATATACAGATCGTGAGCTGTTCTCCACGCCTCCCAAGCCACCTGCCACGCTTCGGTACAGTCATCGTCAACTGCCTTGTGACGAGCCTCTACGGCCTCATCAACCGCTAACTTTAACTCTTCTAATTTAGTCATCGCTCATTAATGTCCCTTTTCCTCACATAAAACTTATGGTGGCCTTGAATCAGTATTGGTACTAAGTCATGCCATCCCGGCTCAACATCCAAGTTGTGATAGTTAAGCACCAGCGAAGAGTATTTCATTTTGATATGGAAGTCAAACTCAACATACGCAACAGCAATCAAGTATGAGATCTCATAAGCCTCTCTGTTATAGGGGTGATCTGTATTGCCATCGTTTGTCCAGCTAAACTGACTGCGATCTCTCACGACCTCGCAGAGCGTGTCAGGGAAGCCGGGGTGCCTCATTCTGTTCATTGTGACCTGAGCTACCAACTTTCGCCCTAATATACCCTCACCCCTTGACTCGTGATAGATGTTTAGGGCTAGACATTCCATCTCTGTAAGCTCTGAAGATGAGACATCTCTAATGTAGTGATCTGGCACATCAATTACATCAGTCCAGTCATACCCGAACGATGCCGTTGACACCAAGGTCAGCGCTAACAGCAGCTTATTTATCATACAGACCTCGATCTATATCAATAATGATCGGCTGAACAGGATCATCACCCAGCAGATAGAATACAGCACACGCCTGATCTTCAGTTATGACGGGCATCTCAAGATTAAACCGGCGAGCTATTGCCATTGACCGATAGTTTGCACTGCGTGACTGTCGATACTCAAATAAGTAGCCAGTAATGTCATCAATTAAAGCTTTCATATTATTTCTCCATCTTAGCGAATGATTCTGACAATGGTACGCCAGCGTTTAACACAATGCAATCAATAATTGGTACACCATATCGTAAAGCTATCCTAGCAGCTTCCTTTTTAACTAACCAATATGGTGATGGTGGCACGACTTCGTAATACTCAGGCCCAGTGAACCCAGACTCATGCACAGACTCACCACGTAGGACGTATACACCTGCAGCACTTGCCATGCCGTCGTCCTCTTCGTGTATTTCTATAGACCTAAGTATCTTCATAGTAATCTCCTATTGGGTGGAGCAGCATTATTCGGCTGCTTTTTCAGATCCAGATGCTCGGATCGACAAGACGCGCTCATTAGAGAAGCACTTGTAAGACTCATCCTTACCCCAGACACCAACTAGGTCAGCTTTGCCAGCGATAGTAGAGACACCACCACGCAGGTGCTTCTTAACTCCGAAGCGTACACCAGAGAAGGTGCGCTCAGTGTCGTCTTTCTTGATGAAGGTTACAGAGAACATCTTGCCAGACTTACGTAGCGGGGCGAGGATTTCGTTTACTTCGTTAGAGTTCATTGTTTTCATGTGCTTCTCCTGATGTGCTGTGTTGTTTCGATAGGGGAATAATGCCATGCTCCTAATGGCAATGCAACACTTTATTTAACTTTATTTTAGGCAACAAAAAAGGGGCCTAAGCCCCTTTGCATTAGATCTTTTTCTTACTTCTTATCAGCGTTCATCATCTTATGAAACAGGTCTGTAGCGCTCTCTGAGACGGTTACAACAGTCTCCTGCTCAACTACCTGCTTGTCAGTCCAGCCGATATGGGGACGGTTGAGGATGTTGTATTTTAGTGCGTTGAAGTTACTGAATTGATTAATAACGTCAGGGTCACCAAGCGCATAGGCTCGGGCAAGGTCAGTCCAGAACAGTGAGGATTCCATTCGGAACTCCTTTACTGCCTGCTTAAATTCTGGCTCTTCATCTCTGAATCGCTCAAATAAGCTCTGTGAGATCCCAAGGGCTTTATGTATAGACAATTGTGTTTTACCCTGAGATCCAAGGGACACAATAGTCTCATACCATCCCTCTGGTAGCTCTCCAATTGTTTTCTTAGGTCGCATCTTAAAGCTCTTTTTATACCATTTACCCAATTATAACATAAAGTGATCAATGTAATCAGCAGCAGCTTTATCAGCATGTCGCTCAAGATTAAGCCCAGCTTCAATATCACTAGCCATCTCAAGATCGCAATCGTCAACTAACCAGTCATGAAAAGACAAACCGATAAGCTCCTCGCACTCACTCACATACTCATCAATGGCATTCCAGTCATTGTTAAGAATAAAGTGTGCAAAGTGGTTCTCAAGCCACTCTATTCGTTCGTCAAAAGGTAATGTTTTCATGGTTACTGCCTCTGTGCGTGTTTTGTGAGGCCATTATCTCCACTACCAACTGCCTTGTCAACAGTTAATAGTGAAGTTTATTGCTTAGGCTTTAATCTTGACGAATGGAATACCCTTAACGGTCTTCACATACTGGGGCTCACCATCGACATTCATAATCTGGTAAGCAGGCTCACACCCCTTATAGACTGAATCGCCAATACTAAACTCAGGCAGGTATTTATCATCGACGGTCTGCTGTGAAATGTGGTTCATATATTATCCTCTCTTTGATTTAATTTTATTGAAGTTTTCTAGTGAAAAGAATTGATCAGTGTAAGCCGTAACGATTGGCTCAAAGTCTAAATTCCTTCTGTCGTGCATTGCTATAGCTACAAACAAATCTACATCAAGATAGTTAGAGTATAGCCAAGGCAGGAAATCAACAGCTATCTTGTCATCCATCAAGTACCAACTACACAATGAATCTAGTTTTACAAAGCTGAAGTTTGAGAAGCACTTTACCAGCTCGCTTCCTGCTACCATCTTCCACTCTTCATACTCTTTATTGAAATCATCGCTCATCTTTTTACCCCTTTTAGTAACTCAAGAATTTCTGCTTGAGATTGTTTCATAAATAAAACCAACTCTTTTAAGTCTGAGTATTCATTCAACCCAGTCATTAAATTGTCGCTCGTGATTTTATTTATCACCTGCTTTATGGTCGGGTAGTAAGAGTCTGAATACGATACAAACTCCTCACCTGTATCCTTGCGTGTACCCTTGGATGCCGTACCCAATATGAACTGATATTTATCAGATGATAGTCGGTACTTATCACCAATTTCAATCATGCTTTTCCTCCTCGTCTAATTTAATCCATCCAATCACGGCACCCAATGGAGTGATGCCAGCGATGCGAACTATTTCAGCTTTATATGGAGACGCAAAGTCTAGCTGCGTTAACTTGTATAAGTTAAGACACCATCCTACTGCGGCAGTTAAATAAATAATTAAAAAAATTAATCCTAAAAATTTCATATTCATATTTATTTCCTTTTGTTTCCGATGAGTTTATTTTTTTTACTAAATAGTTTTTTGGATAAAATTTTATTACTGTAAACATTTTGTGGATTTAATTTGCTATCTTTTTCCAGCGCCTTGCAATATAAGTCTATAAAATAAGGGTAAAACGGAGAAATACACAAAGTTAAAATTAAAGTGAATGGCAAAGAAATTAATAATAAACAAATAATAAATAATATTAAAACAAGACTTAAAATTAATTTCATCATTATTCAGCACCAACAAAATCATTTGATTCTTTTATTTTAGAATTTAAATCTAAGTTATGGCAATACACTGGCCCCAATTCTTCAGAGTTATATATGTACATAACCTGACCTCTGTACTGGAAACTAAACCACGTCCCGTTACGATCGTGTGAGACGTGGCAGTAAAGCCCAAGCCCGGTCAAGGCGTTGTTAAACTTTATTGCCTTTTCCTTAAATTCTTGAGCGTTCATTTAAATACCTCTTAGGCTTTCCAGTTTGACTTCTTTAAATCCTTCACTGTGCAATTGGTTTCGTTTGTTTCTCACTTCAGAGAACACCCAGTCACCGTCAAGCTCACTGTAGGTATCAATATGCAACTTATCGTTGACTCGACTCACGAAGATAAAATTATTGTGAGCCACCGGTTCGGAACTTTTTGCTTCAAAGAACTCATACGTTTTAATTTTACTCATGTCAATCCTCCTTGTATTCCTTGCAGCTAAAGTCTCGGGGAACAAGTATACCCCTGCACATTACACCACGCTTTTTGCTTTCAGGCTTTGAATCCTTGAAGTACATACTGTAATCTTTTACTTCAAGTAACTCAATCAGAGTTTCCTCGTGCGTTTCTATCCTGCCAAGTCTGCACGCAACCTGCTTTGGTCTGTTTGAGTTTACCAACTTTCGAGCGTTAGAGCAATTCTCACATGCTTTACTCAACTTTATTACCTCCAGTGTTAATCATTGTTTAATAAAAAATCCACTAATCATTTCTGACTAATGGATTCTATACTTAATAATTAACAATGTCAAATCTCTCTGATTACTTATCCTGCTTATTATAAAGCTCGTACAGCACTCTTACCTTTTCCTTTAAAGTTTCGATGTCTGCATAGCTTTTTGCTAGCCAAAATATCAAGCCAACAAACCCGGCTAACATTGGCCATAACGCAGAAACTAATTCAATAAAGCTGTAACCGTCCATTCAGGGGCCTTTAATATATTGCATAAGCTCCTGAAAGTATTAATTGGTGCGCCTAGCAGGACTCGAACCTGCAACCACTCCCTTAGAAGGGGAGTGCTCTATCCAGTTGAGCTATAGACGCTCATCCTTTGTAAATTAGGTGGGCCTTCCCGGACTCGAACCGGGGCCATTACGTTTATCGGTCGTATGCTCTAACCAACTGAGCTAAAGGCCCTTACGAATCTACGAGAGAGATAGTACAGCAATAACTACCTATGTCAAGTAATTATATCATATGGTTTGTCAATATTAGGTTTTTATCGTCCGTTTCTCTTAGCTGCGTCTTTTTCTTTTTGGAATTCAACAGCGCAAGAGTAGTCGTATTCTACGTCAGCTGGGCAGAACTTGCCAGCATCTACCGGTGCTTGACAGAAAGCACAGAAGCCCGTAGCCAGCATTTCATCGTTATGCTGATCTATCTTATGCCTATACAGCGCTAACTTGAGATCATTCTCAGTATTGATCGCTGCAATATCGGCATCATCACCCGATCTAGGGTAGTGACTTAGGTTCAAATCTTTCATATAGCTATTCTATAGTTGAAACATGTAAACATTTTATCACATATAAAAAAACCCACTATAAAGTGGGTTTGTTATGGTTTGTAACCGTTAGCCTTCGCAGGCTAAACAATCACCAGTGCTTCCTGTTGCACCCCGCATGGATCGCTGATAGTAAGCTCCTTTAATGTAATCATCGAGCAGTATTGCCTTAATGACGCCAGCTATCTCAACTTCATCTTCAGAGAAGAACAGGTTAAGTGACTGACCCTGATCAATAAATCTCTGTCGCGAACTTGCCATCTGCACCAATGACATTTGATCAATCTCAAATGCTGTTCTGAAGACCAACTTCTCATGCTCGGTAAGCTCAGTCATGTGCTGAACAGACCCTTTGAAGTTCATCGCCAAATCCTTCATTAGCGCCACGCTGAAGATGCCCTTTTCCTTTAAAGTCTCAACAAGCTGAGGATTCATTCGAGTCATCTCACCGGCTGCTGTAGGCTGATTAAAGGCATTGGTTACCAATGGCTCAATGCTCTGACTTACGCCACCACACAGCAGTGCGGAGCTTGTGTTGGGTGCTATGGCCATAGTGGTAGCATTACGCATACCCGTTCCTTTGCACCACTCAGGCTCGCCGTATACCTTGGCAAGATTCTGTGAAGATCGGATGGCGCACTTCTGAATTCGTGAGTATATAGCCGTGTTCAGTAGTCGCGCATCAAAGCTATCAAATGGCAGCATCTTACTCTGAAAATAAGAGTGCAAACCCAGTGTACCGAGACCCAATGCTCTGGATTTCTCAGTGAACCGAACTATTCTCTCAAACCCAGAATGACCCTTGGCTAAGTTAAGCATCTCGGTGACAACGGCATCCAAGAATACAATCATCCATTCAATGTCTTCGTCTTCAATGCTATCCCACATAAGAAGGTTGATGCTAGACAGTACACAGCTAAAGGTGTGGTCTGCATCTTGTGGCAATGCAATTTCGGAACAGAGATTTGAGCCTTTGATTGTGATGCCTGAATTCTTAATCGCCTGTGGTGATAGTTTGTTTGCAGTGTCAGACTTCCAAATGTATCCCTTGCCACTTCTTGCACGAAGGTAGCAAACTTTGTTGAAGCGATCAACAGCATCCTTCTCACCAGCGACTAAGCGCTCAATGAAAGCATCTTTGAATATCCAGCCCACGTTAGCGCTTGCAGGATTCTTTTGGACGTAGCCAGCCAGTTCATAGAAGTCCTCGTGATCAACTTCCAGATAGCCAGCCCAGTTGCCACGACGATTGTTACCTTGCGATACCTTCCGTACAACATCTATCGCGGAGTCAAACTGAGGGATAACACCATCTGCCTCACCACCGCTTGATATTTTATCGCCGCGAGGTCGGATAGAACCCAAGTACGATGAGGTTCCGTAGCCTTTTTTAGACAGCATTGCATTCTCATGGTGGTTCTTATAGAACTCATCGATAGAGTCCCCAATGAAGCCACCAGAGCAGCTAACAGGGTGACCCCTACCAGTGCCAACGTTACATAGAACAGGCGTACTGGGGGCCAGCTTACCGCTCCACATAAGGTCAAAGAACTTCTGCTTTGCGCCTTCCATCTCAGGTACTAATGCACCCAAGTGATTCGCCACTCGCAAGAAAGATTCTCTTACTGTTTCTCCGTTAAATGCGTACTTACGCTCAAACATCAATAGACCTTGGGTGGTGTACCACTCGGGCACCTCACCAGATTCCGTCAGTCTTTTCCGCTTTGCACTAATTACTTCAAATTCACTCATTTCCAAACGTCTCCAAATCGGTTTTCTTTCCAGTTAATATTGTACTCACTTCCGTTGCCGGTAAAGAAGTCATGGAACTGTACCGAGCTAATGTTCTCATAGAACCAAGATTCAATAAAGCCATCAAGCTTGCTTTCATCAAATACTTTTTCTGCGTCAAGGTTAGACAGGCAAAGGTTTACTCTGTGCGCTACAAAGTCTTTTAGGTTTTGCTTTGTAATTCCCTTGATATCGCCGTGAGAAAATATAATGTCAATGATCTCGCACTCGTGTGCGTAAACCTCAAGACCGATCTCTTGCATTAATTTCGTACTGGCATCCGCTTCCTCTTTGGTGCGCTCCTTCAAGATCTCGCGGTACAGCAAAGCACCACCGACTGCGTGAGCGTTTTCATCTGCAACACTAAGGTTAACTCCTCGGCAGATGTTTTTCATCAGATCTTTTCCGCACTTCTCTGATTGAAAATGCTTCAAGAATGCAAACGAGCTGTACAGTACTGCACCTTCAATGAAGCTAAACGCGCCAACACTAATGAGGTCATCTTTTGAACCAACAGCTTTACTGATGAAGTTTATGCGATTACTTAGAACTGGGGACTCCTTCCAGCTTGAGTAAAATTCTTCATTATCTAAGTACAGAAGTTCATTTATTTTATTGTAGAACGGAGCATGAGAATTAAACTCAACAGCAGAGAACATCGAAGCCATTCGCTGGATCTCGGGCCGTTTAAAAGTTTTCATTACTCGGCCAGCCCAGTAGTCATCGCCAGCAAACAATTCATAATGCGTAAACAAGCGAAGAACATCTACAATTGATTTCTTTTCTGCTTCTGTAGCAGACACCCTAAGGTCTTGAATATCATTTTCAACTTCTGGTTCATCCCAAGGCCAGAACGTGTGCATTTGCTCATCAGCTAGATCGGCGAACTGAGGGTACTCAACAATCCAGCCTTCAGGCTGGTCGTAAATAGATGTCATTTTATTTCCTTTATTTCATATAGTTTATCAAAATTCATACCAGTAAACCTGCTTACTTCGGTACTGTCATTTAAAGTAATAACGGTTGGGACTCCCCGAATATTGTGCAATGCCGATAACTTTGCGCCTTCTTCAGTGTCTATATCGTATACTGAAGTAAAGCTAATGTCATTCTCTTTCGCGTATTTCTTTAGTGCCTTGCATGGACCACACCAAGATGCGCTGAATAATATTGTTTCTATCACTTATTGACACCCTTTAGAAAGTAAACCCGACGAGAGCCGGGTTTGTTATTATAACAGAAAGTAAATCAGATACTACTTAATTTTTGCTCTCCATTTGCCATCTTTCAACGTAATAATTGCTCTTTTGCCATTGCTATATGTCACAATGTGTGAATTAGACCATGAGCTGCCGCCAATGTTATACCCCATGTCCAACTTACCGCTTACACCCGCTATATACACGCCATCTTTGATCGTTGCAGAGTGAGTGTGGCCTGAGTTTGACTTGCTGCCAGATATCTGAAGTGATCGCACAGAGCCTCTAGCGCCGTTGTTGCCATTGTGACCATGTTGACCGCACTCAATACCGCCGGCGATCTGATAGCTTTCATCTTCACGAAGAAACAGTACGTCCTTTAGATCCTCGTTTGAACTCTTGCACGCATACTCAAATATAGCAAAGGATGAGTTATTGCTTGAGATCGCCTTATAAGACGCAAGCTGCAACTCAAGAAAGAACTCAGCGTTAACCGGGTCGTTTCTGTAGTCCTGCTCAGATAACCATTTCTTTAACGCCAGATCGTGATTACTCTGCACAATAATTATCTCTGAGAAGTCACGGTTCATTGATGCAATTACGTTTGACGTTAATTTAATTTCATCTTTTACGCTTTCTGTTTGGTTGACAAACATTTTATAACGGAAGTAATGATTACCAATGCTGTGGTGGTTTCTATACTCCATGTCAAAAATATCATGTAGGAATTGTCGCTTTGGTTTTAGCTTATCAAGCATTGAGTCGCTATCCAACCAGCTTGCATTAGCCACTTCGTTATCAAGCTTTGCAGCGTGTACATCACCCCAGTTAATCGCCTCAACAGAGTCTGTGGAAGTAAATGAATCGCTATCATAATAGTAGTCAAGGTCATGAAAAGATCCCGTGTCTGAGTCTGCAATTAATTGACGAACAAACCAATCACCATCGTCATCAATAGTCACTGATAAAGCACCGAACATGTGGTGGAACTCTGCAATTTGCCCAGCCTTTCTCTGAATGTAATTCAACTGAGTTACTGAGCCAGTGGTGTACATTATTTTAGCAGGTGAAAACTTTCCAGTTGGGAGTGATTCTAGCTGCACCTTTGCGTGTGGAAATATACCGCTAGAACAGCCTGTATAGCTGTGTAAGCCAGTCATTGGGTTTACTGCAGTAGGTATAATGTCTAGGCTTCCGCACCACACCAGAGTCTCTGCAAGCTCGCAGTCTTCATCGAGAATGTACTCTCGAATTTTAGGATCAAACCAACACTCTGTATCGTAAGAATCGCTTTTTTGGTATGCGTTTTTATTGTAGTGAAACGTACCAACAATAATTTCAGCGTCATTCTTTTCTGCGTAAACTTTCAGAGCACTAAGAAAACCATCGTGAACGTAAGTATTATTTTGTGCAGAAGTAATCACAAAACTTTTACCGCTAAGTTTTTTTAGTTGATCGCGTCTTGATTTTGTTTCTCCAGCTGCAACAGGCTTGTCATCGTATTTCTCCCAAAACTCATTGTAGCCTCCCTCCCTACGGAGGAAGCTACCAATGGTTGTTTTTGAGCAGCCGATAATCTCGGCTACCTCGCGTGAAGACCTACCCTCATTGTAGGTCAGTCTAAGTATTTCAATAAAGTCATTATCATCCAAGACTTGCATTATTGTAGAATCTCCTCTTCGGTTTCGATTATCTCCATTCTTTGCAAGCGAATTCTATCCCTATTCTCAAATCGCTCAACTATTTGATCTGCATCAAGGTATACATCTTTTCCGTTTATTGCTTTCTCAAACTCATCTGGATAAAGAAAGTCAGAGTAGGTTCTTTCCATAAACTCAGCGATCCACTTTTGAGTATGCTCAACCATAGAGGCGACATCAGTAGACTTACCACCGGCACCGTATGCCGCAGTATGGATCATCATTGTCGCCATGTCGGCAATCATAGCTTCGTCGCAGGCTAGAAGTATGGCAGATGCAGCACTGGATGCGTCACCCGTAAGTATCCCTGTAACGCCGCATTCACACATTGATATGCTGGTTATAATTGTGTTCATTCCATCAGCACTACCACCTTGACTGTTGATGTAAAGCGAAACAGAATCATCCTTGCTGGCAGATGCCATGACCTCAGTAAGCATTCTGTAGTAACTAGGCTCTTTAATTTCCTCATCTAAGTGAAAGGTATAGTTGTTAATTACTTTCTGATCGTTAAATGGCTCTAAGACTTCAATATCCAAAATAATATTCCCTATATTAATACTTGAGTGATTACGCTAGTAAAGTTTCCGCTTTTTAAAACTATTATTTTCTTATCTCCGTAAATACTGCAAGTAACTTTCTCCTCCGCCATCTTATTGATCGAGTCAAGAAGATACTGCGGGTTGTACGATACTGATAAGTCATATTCCGATTCATTATCAATTGGGAATGATTCAGTTATCTGGTTTCCACTTCCAGATAGTAATTTCCCAACTATCATTGCATCCGAGACACCGGCCTTTGAATCTATAGAGCACCGACTTGTCTTGGGGTCATCAGCTATAATACTGATTCTACCGAGACTGTCAACTATGCTTTCCTTACTGAAGGTTAATTTATGTCTTATTTCTCCAGTCGGTATAGCTGCTTTGTATTGAACGAACTTCTCATCAAGTACAGAGACGTACAATACTGAGTTCTCGCCTTTTATTACAATTGAATTATTGCAGTATCCTACAGAAGAGCACGATAAAAGCCCGTCTTTTACTGCTGCAACGCTCTTTATCGGTATGATTATACTCATTGGCGATACAACGTGCTTTATAGAGTAAACAGAAAGCTTTGCACCACTGGTAGCCACCACATCAAATGTTACACCATCAGATGCCAGCACAACAGAATTAACGCAGCGCCTAGGGTGCTCCTTACCGGCAGATGAAGCAACGTAGTCGATACCAGTAATTATCTCCTCTACCGGCACATCTATATCCTTCATCTCCCCAACTTCAAAAGATGGGAAGTCAGAAGCAGGCAATGTTGATAATGTTATCTTGCTTTTGCCACAAGATAGCTTTGCTTTCTCATCTTCAATCGAGATTGTGACTATCTTTTCATCCTGCAGAGACTTGCATAGATTGTAAAGCTTTGTAAACTCAATCGCTATAGCAAAGCAGTCAACATCAGCATTACATTCGATCTTTACGGTCTTCTGCATTGAATCGTTTTTACCAGTAAACTCAATAAAACCATCATCAAGCTCGAGCAACACATGCGTCAATATTGGATTATGAGATCCCTTTGAAACTATCTTTGACACCTGTGACAGTGCCTCCCTGAGATTTAAGGCTGTTAGTTTAATCTTCATCGAATAAGTCCATCTGATAGTTTGGAGTATCTTCAAGTGATATATAGATACCAGAATGCTCTGCCATCGTTAGTGATCTTACCGGTACAGTTACTGAGTCTATACCGAAGAAAGAAAGAACTTCACGCTGGTCGATACCTGCAGAGAATAGATCAACAGCAGCAGATAAGTCAATGGCTGTTAGAGTATCGAACGAAGGTGATACTACGCCTAGGTGTCTGGCGCGACGATACAGAGACTCCATATCACAAGATAATGCTTCACACAACTCTTCTTTTGACGTTAAGTAGAAGAATGTTGCCAGCATGTCATCTTCTGAAGACATCCATTTTATACGCTGCTTTGTGTCAAGCGTTCTTTGGAATAGAGTTGAAGCTAATTGTTGCAAGGTATGGGCGCTATGCTTGCTGCATAAATCGTCTGCTAACGCCAAAGCCTCTACTTTTGTGTTGTTTTTAGACATAAAAAAATCCCCTTGCTTTATTTGAAGGAGATTATCTTATAAAACTATCGACTTGTCAAGTTAACTGTCTAGTTCATATACTTTATTTACTCGACCCACGAAGTCAGAGCGCATATTTGTATTATTGCTGAACTCAAAGAAGTCAATACCGGGCTGCGGATACTTCTGAAATAGATCGAAAGCATGAGTTAGACCGTTACGCTGACCGCCAGTCGTGTACAGTTGGGTCTCATCACCCTCAACTACAACAATTGAATCTTTACCGACACGCTCTAGGAGGAGCTTAATCATGTTTGGAGCCATCTGCTGCGCTTCACTGATAACGATCAAGCTGTCATCAAAAGTATCGCCCAAGACGAAGTTAGGGATCTTAAAATGGATTCGCTTACCAACGTCACACTCTACTTTTCCTTTGCCCATTAACTGCTCAAGGATTTTCTTTGCGGGTGCGAAGTGAGGCTCTAGTTTTTCAAGTGCGTCACCGGGCAAAAATCCGATCTTATCAATACCAGCTTCGACTGGGGTTCTAATAACAATAATGTTTTTTGTAACGTCCTTTAAATAAATTTCAGCAAACGTATACAGAATTGCAGCTGTCTTACCAACACCCGCCTTACCCGTGACAAGAGTTAAGTCACTTGCCCTGATAATGCTTCTCAGGTCTCTCTGCTCATCAGATAATTCCCATGTATCAATTCCAGACTTAGGTTTGAAGTCTTCAATTCTAGTTACACGCGCCTTCTTACTCATAAAGCTACCTCTCGTTAATAGAGACTATAGAATAACATATTTAATTAATCGCAAGAAATAAAATCATGGAAAGTAAAATCATATTTATTTTTATTGTCTGCGTAATTATTCATTCCGTCAACAAGAACAAACCCAGTAAAATCTAAATCAAAAAAAGTATCTGCGCTCTTTAGCTCAGTGTGTACAATCGTTAGATGAACCTTGCTGACCACCTTCATGTCCATCGCTTGTCGGTATATATCACCGCCACCAATAATGAAAGCCTCGTGAGAACCAACATGATAGATCGCCTCTCTCAAGCTATTAACGACAACACAGTCTTTCGCTTTGTAGTTCTTATTTCTAGTGATAACTATATGCTCCCTACCCGGCAGCATTCCGGGCAGGCTCTCAAAAGTCTTCCTGCCCATTATTATTTTCTTGCCTAGCGTTAATTTTTTAAAGTTAGCCAAATCCGCAGGGAGATGCCACGGCATTTTATTTCTTACACCTATTGCACCGTTTAGATCTGCTGCGACAATTAACTTAATCATAAATATATTTTCCTTATACTGAGAATGGGTATTTGATTGGGTTGTGGTGCTCATAATCTGTAACAGAGAAGTCATCCATCGAGACCCACGTCTCAAGATCGCTCAATGTTTTGATCTCTTGGTTGATTATTAACCTAGCGGCAGGCTTAACTTCACGCTCTACTTGCATCTTCATTAGCTCAACTTGATCCTCATACATATGAGCGTTAACTATCTTGTGATATGCCATTCCGGGCTTGTTACCGGTGATCCTAGCGACGATCGCCAGCAGGAAGTATACTTGTATCATATTAAACACAAGGCCCAGAGGAGCGTCACAGGAGCGCTGGTAGCTTGTCAGGTTAAGCGTTCCATTTACCAGTGAAAACGTGTGGGTGTGCATGCAAGGTCGCAGGCATCCCAGATCAAACTCACCCGGATTATAGAAGCTAAGAATTTCACCCCTATCATCAATCCCGTTGGAGAGATTTGATATTAGCTTTGCAAGCTGATCAGTAGGCTTGCCGTCAGGTCGCATCCAAGACCTACCCTGCACACCATAGACCCGACCCATATCATCATCACCCTTTCTAGCGAGGTTGCCAAGCCAATCGTCATTCAGGTTTGCGTTAGCGTTCCAAGTGTTAGTGCCTATGTTTCTAAAGTCCTCAGCGTTGTCGTAACCACGCAAGTAACCGATCATCTCAGCTATTGCAGACTTATAGAAAGACTTTCTTGTCGTCACTAATGGAAACTCACCCGCCCCAACATTATACTCAAGGTCGGCATTAATTAACGTAAGGCAATTCTTACCTGTGCGCTCATTGAAGATGTATTCACCCTCGTTAAGTATTCTTTTGCAGAGTTCGATGTATTGATGCGTCATTTTACTATTCCCATTTTGTTAGCTGCCAATCCTAGCATCACTGCATCACCACGTCCATCGTAGTATTTGAATCCGT